GGCTCGCCTCGCAGTATGGGGGATTGACACCAATGAAGCGGCAGTCTACTTTTCGCTTCCCGGTCAGCCAGAAGCCTTCTCAGCAACCGAAGGGTTCGTCCTCGCGTTTCCGGGAGACGCTGCGGGTGGCGTCAGGAATTGCGTCGAGTTCCGTTCGCAATACTACCTTCTCAAAGGCGGTAGCAAAACCTACGTCACGAACGATATCGACGACAACCCGGCCTTCTGGCAGGTCACGAACGTAGACTTGTCCATCGGGTCGGAGTGCCACGGTATCGCCAAGGTGCTGGACCAGACAGGTTCGGCGCTTGACAATTTCTTCTGCGCCGACCGTTCTGGCCTCTACATCTACAACGGCACCTTCAGCGGTAACGAGCTATCTCGCAAGATTAGCGACATCTGGCAGCGAATTACTCGGTTGCGTTTCAATCAGGTTGAAGTTGTCCATGACCCATTGCGCGCCCGAATCTACTGCGCGGTGCCTCTGGATGGGGCCGACTCGCCGACACACATCCTCGTAGGCAACATCGATGACGGTATCGACGAGGCGAGCATCCGTTGGACCATCTGGGAGTTCCCGAAAAATCCGACGAGCATCGTAGTAGACCTCAACTCGCTCACAAAACGAAGTCAACTTCGATTTGGATCGAGACAAGACAACGTCTACACCTACAGCGACTCCGAGGCCCTGATAGACGATTTCGGCAATGCTATCGAGTCCTACATCGAGACGGCGTTGCTGCCTCCTGATTCGGAGGAGGCTGATCCTGTCATCTATCAATTCGGCCACCTGCAGGCGCGAGTGCGCGGACAGGGCGCGCTGAACATCACGATAACGGGAATCGACCGAAACCGCTCCATCCAGCCAATGGGCATCAGCTTGTCGCCACAGCCTGGAAGGACGCTTGAGAGGAAGTTCAATTTCCAAGACGAACGCGCGTCGGTGAAAATCGGGACGAATGGGGCCGCGGACCATTTCCAGTTGATCAGACTAAAGCTGTATGCGACGCTGCTTTGGACTGGTCGCGTTAACGCTTAGCATGGCTACCGTCACGCGCGTAACGACCTTCGCCTCTTTGGTTGAAGGTTATCAGCATACCGACCCGAAGCTCTATCAGATTTTGCAGGGCTTCGTGCAGGCAATGGGAGAGATGCAAGCCGAACTCTCTCCAGTTGTGAAACAGGTAATTGACACGCAGGGGACACTTGCAGCACCAGCGACTGCACCGACGTTCGTTGCATATGAAATTCTCAACAAGCGTATTCTCAGAATCTACTGGTCTGGTGCGACGAATGCGGCGTCGTATGAGGTTCGTAGAGGTGCATTCTGGGACAACGCTACCTTTGTCACCGCCACGAACCAGCTGGAGGTTCGGCTTGATCCGATTCCGGTTGGGACTTACACGTATCTCGTTCGTTCACGAAACGGACTCGGTATCTATTCAGAGAGCTATTCTTCAGTCAACGTTACGATACCGCCGATTGGTTCTTCATCCATAAGCGCGCAGGTAATCGACAACAACGTCCTCCTGCGCTATACGGAACCGTCATCGACTTGGGAGATTAACTACTACGATATCTACCGAAACAACGTGCTCATCGGCTCTGTCTCATCCGAGTTCTTCGTCTGGTTTGAGACAGTAGCTGGCACTTTCATCTACGCTATTGAGGCGGTCGACATTGCTGGTAACAGAGGTCCAAGGGCTTCGGTCAGTGTGGATGTTAGTGCGCCGCCGGACTTCGAGCTGCTTGATGCTCGGATGTCGTTGCTGGCAGGGACTAGAGTCAATGCTCTGATTGTTGGCGAGCCTGAACTCGGGTGGGACTACACGGATACGGGAGGGTGGCAGACCACCGACCTTATTTGGTTTGCAAGCAACACCGGCAAACTGATGGTTTGTGTGGATGGTGCAAAGACTTGGAGTCAGCATTTCACCTCCAAGAGTTGGGACCAGCCATCAGACCAGACGGCAGCAGGATATCCTGTATACCTGCAACCGGCAGCAACGACTGCCATGTATCAGGAGACGATAGATTACGGAGGCGTATTCAGCAGTGTCATCATGAATCTAAGCTGGCTTCTACAGCAGCAGAGCAATCAGGGCATAGTCTCGGTTGTCTCGCATATCGAGTTCTCTCTCAACGGCACTACATGGGCTCCTTCGATAATTGGTCCATCGGTGTTTGCTGATAATTTTCGTTACGCGAGGTTGACGTTCAATTTCACATCTACGAATGACAAGGCGTTGGCAATCTTCTCGAACTTGATGATTATCTTGGACGTGAAGTTCCAGCTAGATTCTGGAAATGTCAATGCTCTTGCATCGGACGTTGGTGGGACGTTGGTGAACTTCAACAAGGCATTTAAGGATGTTGAGTCCATTACAGTAGCACCTATGGCTCAACCGGAACCGTTAACTGTCATTTACGACTTTGTGGACGTTCCGAATCCTACGAGTTTCAAAGTGATGGTCTATAACAGTATCGGCTACAGAGTTAACGCAGTTGTAAGCTGGAAGGCTAGAGGGGTTATCTAATGCCAACTCGCTGGATGAGATGGAACGAGACCACTCATGTCTTTGAGAACTCGGTAGATGGAGTGTCGTTCACTTCACTGCCACTCAACGCTAGCTGTCTTGAAGGCACTATCCCTCCCGGAACACTTCCAGGGGGCGGCGGTGGAGCCTCGGCGACTGGCGACAATACGTGGACTGGCACTAACACATACAGTGGTGTTGCACCTGTCCTCAGATTCAACGAGACGGATGGCGCGGCGAATCAGAAGAATTGGGAAATCGGGGCCGATACCGCTTTGTTCAGAGTGCGAACATTAAATGACGCGCTCGCGGCTCCGGCGACTCTATTCACGATTGACCGGAACGGAAACCTGAGCGTTTCGGCAGTCACCGTTGGCACTCACAACTTCAACGCGAGCGTAGATGGGGCCAACTATCTTCACGTCATCAATACCAGCGCAGGCGTAAGTGCTGTGGCTGGTATGATGATTCAGAACAACGTAGGTGACGCAAGAGGTTTCGTTCTCTTTACTTCGAGCGGTAACACGAATGCAGCGTTTGCTCCTGATGCTCTGTCGCTACACAGTGTGGGTGCGGGTGGAGTCTCCATCAATGCGTCGGTTGGCCCAATCAACATCAAGACGGCCAACACAGCACGAATCACTGTGGCTGCTTCCGGCGCTGTGACTATTCCCGGTGCGTTGAACGTAACTGGAGCAGTTGACTTCGACGGGCCATTAACAGCTGCTGCGATTACGTCCGTCGGCACTTTGAGTGTGACAGGCGCTATCGTAGCGTCGACCAACGTAAACGCTGGAACCTACTGCTACAGTTACGGGAATCCTATTGGTGGCTTCGCTAACGTAGCTTGGGCTGCCGCTTACTTCAGTGCGGCAAACGGAGTGTGGACCGTAGAAGCTGCCGATATGGTCACATTCGCTTGGACCATCATCGGTAAAACGATGACAGTTCTGTTCGAGTTCGTGAACACAAGTGTCAGCGCGGCTACAGCAGAATTGAGACTAACTCTCCCGGTTGGCGCGATTCCAAATAGAACTACGACAGGTTCTGGCTGGTCTGAGGGTTTCAATGCTACTGCTGGGTATTGGGCTAACTTAATTCTAACAGCAACGGCTGGAGTTGCATATCTTAGCATTAAGCCAGTCGCGCCTTCTACAGGGACTGGTGCTAACTTCGCAGCATCGGCTAACTTGACAGATGTTCGTGGTCAAATTACTTTCCCGATTAACTAATGGCTACGCAATGGATGCGGTGGAATCCAACCACCCACATTTTCGAGTATTCGACCGATGGGGTGAACTTCGCCCCGATGCCGTTGAATGCCAGCATCTTAACAGAAGGAACCATTAACCCTGCGGTCTTACCAGCAAGCGGCGGTGGTGTCCCGGCTGGCGCAATCATGGCGTTCGGCGGAGCAGCGGCTCCTACAGGTTTCTTACTGTGTAACGGTGCTTCAGTTTCTCGAGCAACTTACGCAGCATTGTTTACAGCAATCGGAGTAGCTTACGGGTCGGTAGATGGCAACAGCTTTACGCTTCCCGACTTACGGCAGAAGTTTCCTCTAGGCTTGGCGGCGAGTGGCACTGGCGCGGCGTTGGGACAGGCTGGTGGTGCGATTGACCATGTTCACAGTGCTCCGGTTCATAACCATTCAGTTCCTACGCATACGCATACGGTGTCTGGAACTGCGGCAGCAACCGCAGCTGTAGTCAACATGCAGCAGCCCGTTGGCAATCCATTAGCGACACCAACGTCT